TTGGAATCATCAACAGTAACAGTCGATTTCCTAAACGACACAGCAGCAGCAAATGTTCTAGCAACACTACAAGCTGCATGGGGAACAACAGTTACAGCAGTATTCCTACAGACAAAGGGAACAGCAGTCTCAGCGACTAACCCTCTCTATACTGTTTCAATCCTTGTCAATAACACTACAGACATCAACGGTGCTGTAGCAGATATTGGCACACAGTCAATTACATTCACATGTAACTCAACAGTTGCAGTAGCAACTTCAGGCACATTCTAAACAACTAAACAAAGGGGCTAATCATGGCAAAACTAAAGATCGTTCGTACAGATGGAAGCGTGCTAGAAGGCGAGATCACTCCAGCCGTGGAGTATTCCTTCGAATTGTTCGCTAAAAAGGGTTTTCACAAGGCTTTCCGCGATGAGGAAAAGCAGACGGATGTTTATTGGTTAGCCTGGGAAGTCACTCGCAGGTCAGGTGAAACTGTTAAGCCTTTCGGGATTGAGTTCATTGAGACACTTAAAAGTGTTGAGGTGCTTGACTCAGACCCTTTAGCCTAAAGCGCGATCTTCCATTCACCTATCTAATTGCTAGGCTAAGCATTAGGTTGGGAATCGCGCCACAGCACTTATTAGAATTAGATAAGACCATGCTAGATGCTCTAGTTCAAGGTCTAAAAGATGAAGCGAAAGAGGTGAGCGATGCCAGCAAGCGTAAAGGGCGCGGTCGCTCTTAGAAAGTCTCTCCGCCAATTTACTCCAGATCTTGCTAAGGCATTGCCGAAAGAAGTAGCTGCTGCATTAAAGCCAATCACAAAATCTGCTAAAGGTTATCTCCCTGATAATGGATCAGTTTTAAGCGGATGGTTGGCTAGAGAAAACTCACAGGCTCGCTTTCCTTCTTATGATGCCAAGATTGCTAAAGCTGGAATTGGCTACAAGACAACACCATCCAAGCCAAATCGCAGAGGCTTTAGATCCCTTGCTCGCGTGTTTAACAAAAGCGCAGCTGGTGCCATTTATGAAACTATGGGGCGTAAGACTCCAGATAGCCGCTTTGTGCGGAATCAGAACAGCAAGTTTAGTCAAAGTATGAAGGGCGATGGCAAGATGGAAGGCCGTGCCTTGTTTCGTGCTTATGAAGAAAACAATGGCAAGGCTAGAGATGCGGTTCTCAATGCTATTAAAGCTGCTGCAAATAAACTTAATCAACGCTCTACAGTGAGAGGCTAATCATGGCAGATATTATTATTGACATAGCCTCGGAGTTCACAGGCAAAAAGGCATTTAAGCAGGCAGAAAACTCAACAGAAGCCTTAATGAAGAATGTCAAGAAACTTGCTAAGACTCTTGGAGTTGCTTACGGTACTCAACAAATCTTGGCTTTTGGTAAGGCTTCAGTTAGAGCAGCAGCAGCAGATCAGAAGGCACAGCAACAATTAGCACTTGCCCTAAACAATGTGGGCTTGGGTCGCGATGCAGCTAGTTCAGAGGCATACATCCAGCGACTTCAGAGCGAGTTCGGCATTGTCGATGATCTGCTTCGTCCAAGTTATCAGACCCTAGCGGTAGCAACTCGCGATTCTGCCGAGGCTCAAAGACTTCTTAACCTATCCCTAGACATTTCAGCTTCAACTGGCAAGGATTTAGGATCAGTAACATCGGCACTAAGCAAGGCTTACCTTGGCAATAACACGGCACTTTCTAAATTAGGTGTTGGTATCTCCAAGGCTGATCTAAAGGCCAAGTCTTTTGAGGATATTACAAATCAGTTAGCGGTCACTTTTGCAGGTTCTGCAACGGCTGCAGCTAATACTTTTCAAGGTTCAATTGACAAGTTGGGCGTTGCCTCAGCAAATGTCAAAGAGATTATAGGCACAGGTTTAATCGATGCATTAAAAAATCTAGGAGAAGACACAAGCATCTCTGATCTTGCTTCTAATATGGAAAAGACAGCAACTTATCTTGCAGATGTTATTCGTGGTGTCGGAGTCCTTGCCGGGAAACTAAAGGACATCCCTGTTCTAGGTAACCTTAATGTAGGCATGATCCCAATCGTGGGTTCATACATTGAATTGCTTCGTAAAGCTGGCACTAAGACTGCTGAACTAACTTCAGCGGATAATGCTCATCTAAAGTCATTGCAAAATGCTTTCAAGATAACCACAAAGACTGTCGCTAGTTCTAAGGCTTTGACCAAAGAAACCACAGCACAACTTAAAGCAAAGCAATTACAGAACGCAATCGATAAGGCTAATTTAACTCTTAACAAGGCTTCTGATGTCTTCGACATGGACAAGATCCAGATTGCGGCAGCTCTAACCTCTCAGGCCGAGCAATTAGGCAAGGCAACTAATGGGGCACAAATCTTGCAGATTGCTAATGACACAGCTCGCTTGAATGTCAAGAAGTCAATCCTTGCATTAGAAGATGCTATTGCTTCTAAGGATGAAGCAGCCATTGTTGCTGCTACGGCTAAACTCAATGAGGATCTCAAAATCCTTGGTGCTTTGACTAATCAAAAGACACAAATGGTTGCTATTGAATCTATTCTTAAAGGTTTAAAGCCTACTGAGTTAATTGATCAGGATAATCTTAATAAAGCACTTGCTTCTCTTTATGAGATGCTTGCATTGTTAGCCAAGATGTCATTGACAAAACTTGGCGGTACTGCTGCTCCAAGCACAGCAGGTTTAGTGCCAGCAACTACTATTGCTCAGACCAATGCCAATGTGGCAGCCCTTGGCGGCGTAGTCACTCAGATCCAGCCTAATCTAAAGGAGTTCACTCCAGACACAGGCATGATCTCTGGCATTGGCCCTAATGGTCGTGAATACAATTACAGCGTGACTGTCAATACTGGCATTGGTGATCCAAACGCCATTGCAGAAGCTGTTAATCAAGTAATCCAAGATGCAGTAGATCGTGGCACTTTACGAGGTGGCGCGTACTAATGGCATGGCTTCCAGAGTGGCGCGTGACAGTAGGTGATGATGTTTATACAACAGTCACTTCTGTCTCTTTTGCATCTGGTCGTTTAGACATTGATCGACAGCCAACAGCAGGTTACTGCCAAGTAGAAATTATCAACACAGATGGCTCACCTTTTACCATCAATGTCACAGAGTCAATTCTGCTAGAGCTTAAAAACTCATCTGGCACTTATGTCACGGTATTTGGTGGAGAAGTTTCAGACTTCAACATCGGAGTCAGAAGCCCAGAGGAAACTGGCTTTATTACTACAGGCAAAATCTTGGGCATTGGCTCACTTGCTAAATTGACTAAGACCGTTTATAACACAGCACTTGTTGAGAGTTTAGATGGCGCACAGATTGCAGCCATTCTTGGAGCAGCCCTAAACCTTACTTGGGCAGAAGTCACTCCAACTGTGACTTGGGATACCTATCCAGCCACACAGACATGGGATACGGCTGAGTCTTACATTGGCACTATTGACTCAGGCTTCTACACGATGATCGCAGTAGCTGCATCGGCAACTGCTAAGTCTCAGACCCTTGCAGATCAAATTGCCACTAGCGCATTAGGTCAGGTATATGAGGAAAAGGATGGAGATGTCTCTTATGACGATGCAGACCACAGATCTCAGTATCTCGCAGCAAATGGCTTTACTAACCTTAATGGCTCGTATGCAACCCCATCATCTATCCAGTCACAAACTCAGATTGCTCGCATCCGTAACAGCCTTATCTATCGCTATTCCACAGGATACGGCAGCACCTACAGTACCTCTGATACCGACTCTATAGCCTCTTACGGCCTCTTTGAGCGTTCATTCGACTCTAACATTAAGAACCTGTCAGACATTACTCTAATCGGCAATAGAGAGCTTGCATTGCGTAAGACTCCACGCGCATCATTGGGAGCGATTACCTTTCGCCTAGATAACCCAGACATGCCAGATGCTATGCGTAACTCTCTCATTGGTGTCTTTTTTGGTCAGCCTGTGCTAGTTACTAACCTGCCTTCTAACTTGCTAGATGGTCAGTTTGATGGGTTTGTCGAGAATGTAGCTCTACGAGCAACACCTAGTTTTACTGAAATGACCCTCTACATATCAGCAACAGATTTCTCATTATCTACAACTCAATGGGAAACAGTATTCCCGACCTCACTTATCTGGAATGATGTAAATGCTATACTAACTTGGACTAACGCGACAGGAGCTTTAACCTAATGGCACTATCACCGAACTATGGCTGGGCTGAGCCAGATAACTCTAGCCTTGTAAAAAATGGCGCACAGGACATTCGCGCATTGGGCGATGCCATTGACACATCTGTATGGAATGTCGGCTTTGGTCAAGCTGGTAAGAATAAAATTATCAATGGTGACTTTAGAATTAACCAAAGAAACTTCACTAGCACAACGACTTCTGGTACTTATGGCTTTGATAGATTTTTTGCTAACGCTGTAGACGGAACAACTACATATTCGGCACAAACTTTTACTCCCGGAACTGCCCCAGTTGCAGGGTACGAAGGAGTTAATTTTGCGAGAATAGCTTCTACTGGACAAACACTTGCTTCGGCACAATCTAATCTTAGACAACATATTGAAAATGCAAGAACATTTGCAGGACAAACAGTAACGGTTTCATTTTGGGCAAAAGCAGCTACAGCAACACCAAATGTAGCCATTGAACTCCAACAATATTTCGGTTCAGGTGGAAGCCCAAGCACTACTGTAAATTACAATCTGGGCAAAGTTACTTTAAGCACATCATGGCAAAGATTTAGTGCAAGTATCGCGCTTTCAAGTCTTACAGGTGTTACTTTTGGAACAAACAATGACTCTTCTTTATTGTTAATCCTTTGGACTTCTGCTGGTTCAAATTTTAATACAAGAACTGGAACGCTAGGTATTCAGACTGCAACGATTGATTTCTGGGGTGTGCAGGTCGAGTACGGCTCAAAGGCAACACCATTCCAGACTGCAACAGGAACAATCCAAGGAGAACTTGCCGCTTGCCAGAGGTACTACGTTCGATATTCTGATTCGTCTCTAAACTATCCTGCTTTTGGACTTGGTCAATTTCATACAACAACTGGCGGAACTATTTTGATTTCTCCGCAAGTTACTCTGAGAACAAAACCCACTTCCGTAGAATACGCCAATTTAGGTATGCAAGAAAACTTTGCTGGTGGAATTGGTGCTGTTACTTCTTTGGTTATAGAAAGTGCAACTGCAACCGCTGGACAACTTTGGGTTAGTGCCGCGGGTTCAGCAACTTACACGCAATTCAGAACTGCTCGTCTCATTGGAAATAATTCATCAAGTGCCTATATTGGCTTTAGTGCGGAGTTGTAAAATGGACAAAGTAACTTTTATCGAAGTTGAAAATCTAGATGGCACTACTGCAGAACACGCCATCATTGACCACGGCAACGGCGAATACACTTCAATGCTGAAATCAACCTATGAAACGCAGCAAGCGGAACAATCCACACCGATTGTGATCGATGAAACCTCAACTAAGTAAGGCTGCTAAACAGCTTCGGGAACAGTTTGATGACACCTTCCCAGATAGAGATAGGCTTTCGGATGGGTGGATCGGTGATACCCGACACTCTGCTCGCAAGTCTGATCATAATCCAGATGAGCAAGGCTGGGTTCGTGCCATTGACATCGACCGCGACTTACACAAAGGCGGGAAGCCAGACCTTATGCCAGACATTGTCGATCAGGTTCGTCTTGCTTGCAAGTCTAAGTCAGAGAAGCGAATCAGTTACATCATATTTGATGGGCGGATCTGTTCCAGCATCCTTAACTGGAAGTGGCGCAAGTACACAGGATCTAACAAACACATCAAACACGCGCATTTCAGCTTTAAGAAAGAAGCTGACGATGCTGGGGCTTTTTTTCAAGTACCTATGTTAGGAGCAAAAGAATGAATGAACTAAAGACAGCAGCAGGATCTTGGGCAAGAGCCTTCTTAGTAGCAGCAATTTCAATGTATGCAGCAGGGGTCACAGATCCACAGGCTCTTATTGCAGCTGGTATTGCATCGATCCTTCCACCTGTACTTCGTTACTTGTCACCTAACGATCCTTCTATGGGCATCAAGAAGTGACACAGTCCGACTTCTTTACGCTTTACCTTGCCACCATTGCAGCACTCGGTGGCTTGTCTGGCTATGTAATCACACACCTATTGTCTGAGATCAAAAGACTCAACACGCGAGTCGATGAGATCTACAACATACTTCTCGACAGGTAACATAGTGCCATGGCAAGAAAAGCAACTAAGGCTCTAGAGGAACAAGGTTACTCAAAGCTTGATGCTTACTGCATTGGGCTTTATGAGTACTTCTGCTCGCTAAAGCGTGCGGGTTTTGCAGAAGATGTTGCCATGTTCATGATCACAGAGCCACAGGCTTACCCTCATTGGATCTTGCCTGACGGAATACCGCCCGAGAAGTTAGGCGATTATGTAGATGAGGATGACGATTAAGCGAATAGTGGTTTTGAGCGACCTTCAGGTGCCCTACCATGACCGAGTAGCCACCAAAAACATTGCTTCTTTTATCTCTAAGTTTAAGCCTGATCAAGTAGTCACCATTGGCGATGAGATTGACCTACCACAGATAAGCAAGTGGGAAGAAGGGCGCATGGGCAGTTATGCTCAAACGCTAGATGATGACCGCAACGAGGCTGTTCAGCTTCTTTGGGAGTTAGGCGTAACAGACTGCATCCGCAGCAATCACACAGATCGCCTATACAACATCATCATGGCTAAAGTCCCAGCGTTCGGGGCATTGCCTGAGCTGCGCTTTGAGAAGTTCCTCAAGTTTGATGAACTGGGTATAACCTTCCATAAGAACCCTATGCCTATTGCACCTAACTGGATTGCAGTACATGGAGACCACACACCTATCAAGCCACAAGGGGGCTTATCAGCCCTTGAAGCGGCTCGTAGGCATGGAAAGAATGTTATCTCAGGTCATACCCACAGAGCAGGGCGTTCAGCCTTCTCAGAGGCCTCTGGGGGGCGTATAGGGCGTGTCCTACATGGTGTAGAGGTAGGCAATCTCATGGACTTTAAGCAAGCTGCTTACACTAAGGGTGTGGCTAACTGGCAACAGGCTTTCGCAATTATCTATGTGAACAAAGCCAAAGTTCAGGTCGATCTTATTAACATTGAGAAGGATGGCACATTCATCGTGTCTGGAAAGTCTTACGGCAGACCTAGATAATCGTTATCATTTCGTTATCAGAATGTGCTTGATTCGTCTAGAGTTTATGCAACACTAAAGCCATGACAAGCACAACGACACTAATCAAAGAACAATTTTGGACACTCGTATGCGAGAAGCATGGCTTTACTTGTGACTTTAAGACAAAGAAGCAAGCTCTAGAGTGGAAGAACAATTCATCAATTTGGTGCGAAAAGTGCTAATAACTACTAAAGAAAAGGGCAAATAAATGAGCTTTGAGATGCCAATGATTGTGCTGCTTCTAGCAGCTAATGCTTTATGGTACTTGGTCGGCTGGGCTAAGGGTTTTAACGAAGGCAAGCGCGAGGGTTTAATCGTTGCTAAGTCATTTCAGCGAGTGACAACAGATGCGCGCTAATGAAATCTTACTCACAGCCACAGACACGATCCGTGATCGTGGGTTATCATATGGTCACCCTGCGGATAACTTGCAACACACCGCAATGCTGCTCTCAGCATACCTACAAACACCGATACACGACTATCAGGTGGCAGGGATCATGGTCTTGGTTAAACTTGCACGGACTAATCAATCAGCACAACACATCGACAACTGGGTCGATCTCTGCTCTTATGGCGCACTCGCAGGGCAGCTAGCCACAGAGGAAAACGAACTGTATGTTTAATTTAGCCGATTACGAGCCAGTAGAGGTGAGACTTGAAAAGTTTATTAAAGATTATCCTTCGTTTCGCATTGCAACTGAGTTGGAAGTGGTCGAGGCTTCTCGATACATTGTTAAAGCGTACCTATACAAAGATGCTAGCGATGGCGTTGCATGGG